ATGTTCAGTGCAGTAGTTTCTGTACAACCACTAACAGCTAGACCAATACCTTGTGCTGCAGCAACATCCACAATAGCTGGTGCTGGGAAGTCGGCTTCAACAATACCTCTAGGATCATTGGTTAATGGAGCAGCGACACAAGCACCAATTAGCGTAGAGATAATTTGCTTATCTCTTGCATTTGCTAGTGTTAAACCAGCTTGTCTTGCAAGCTCGCTACGGTAGTCCCACTGAGTAACCAATAAATCTACATTATCAGTTTCAAAGTGTGCTGCCATAGGTCGCTTGTCAAGATTAATCTTGAAGGTTGTGCTGCTAGAATCACCACCAACAAGCTCTACTCCAGCATTCCAGTTGGGTTGTAGTGAAACCTTACCCGTTACTGGGAATTCATAAGAAAACCCACCACTAAGTGATTTGTGGGTAATCAGGTTTTCAAACATATTGTACTCATCATACGCATTAATTACTTCGCCTGACCAAAGTGGTAGCCAAAGCTTGTTAGCTCCTGCTGCACCACCTGATGGTCCATCTCCAACTGCTGTTCGCAGTGCTAACTCATCATGTGTTAAATTATCTCCTGGCATTTTAAAATCTCCTAAAATTTTTTGTTAACTAGAAAAGACAATTAAAGATTACACAGAATCAGTAGTTCTTTTTAGAGTTGATGTCTATGTCGATTTATATACCAAGAATAACCATTGCACCTAGGTGGGGTTTCTTGCTGGGTATAAAATCATAATAAGTTTTCTCAGTCTTAAATTGAAAACTTATGGTTGTAGTTTATTAAAGTCAGTTTGCATCATTCGCCTTTCAACGGCTGCTCTAAACTTAGCATCTGTTGCAAACCTTGGATTGTTTCTTTCACTTGAGAATTCCCTTTTTGTCCTATAGGGCATATCGGGAACTTGGGTATTAGCTATAGAAGGTTTATTTGTAGTTGGTGTTGTTGCTGGTTCTGTTCTTCGCATGTTTGGATTCTTCTTATCATACATGCTGTTAAGACCCATCAAAGCAATTTCCCAATTAGGACTAGCTAAAGAAGCATTCATACTGTCTTGTTCTGGCTGAGTAAGATTCTTACTAGCCCATGTAAACAGCTTATTCAATTGTTCCCTACCACCAATAACATCTGCTGCTTTACTGTAAGCCATTTCAAGTTTAGCTTTTTGACCTGTCATGTACTCGTTAATAACATATTCAGGCAACTTAGTTTTTTCTCTGATTATAGCTTGGGTAGCATCGCTAAGTGTACCCTGAGTTGCATACTCAACAGTCCAGCTTTTCCAATCAGCCTCGCTAACGGAGGGAGAAACTTGGGGAGGTGCCTCAGGAGGTGTTTCTTGTTTTGGAATCCTGAGAACTTCTGGAATAGGCTTAGTTGTATCTTCAACAACTTTCGGTGGTTCTGGAGTTGGTTCTTTATATTGTTTATTTACAGAACCTTGTTCAGCATATTGATTCTTTAGTGCAGCCAACTCTTGTCGTGACTTGGTATATTCCCGTTGTGCATTTTTTAAACTATCAAACCAAGCACCCGCATCTTTAAAGTTTTCGGGAATCTTGTTACCATTGTTTTTAACATAAGCTTCAAATGCAAGTCTTTCTTTAGCATTCTGTACATCTTGCTCAGTAGAAACTAGGGATTGTTCCGAATTTTTAAGATCAGTTTGAGCCTGAGATTCAGGTTGTTCTGCTTGATATTCAAATTCTGGAGTCTCTTCACTATCTGTCATTCTTAACCTTTCTTTGTTTTGCTAGTAGCCTTAGGATTGACCTTGGCTTGTGCATGTTTACCAGTCAATCTGGTTGTTGTACCACAATTACATTTAAATTTAGTTTTCATTTCCAAGATACTCTCTTACCGGATTTCTTAGCACGAACACCTTTAGCTGTACACATTGATTTAGTTGGACGGCAAGCAGGATAAGAACCTTTACCAGCCTTGGAACGACCGCATGGTCCTCCTGTCTTACAGTTAATCCAACCCTTACCATTGTTTCGAGAAAACCAACCGTGTAAACCTTTCTTTTTTTCTAAAGAAAAATCAGCTTTTTTCTTTGCCATTACTTTTTACACTTTCTGTTTTTAGGGCAAGATGACTTAGAGCCACCAGACCCAGCCCATAAATTCTTACAAGCCCAGTATCTAGCGGATAGTTTGTTGGTAGCTGAATCACATTTATGCCTAGCTTTAAAAGATTTTCTAGCACCGGCGCTATAGTTGTGACCATAACCCGTAGCACCATAGTGAATTATCTTTTCTTTACCATTAGCACAAGCTTTAACAACCCTTTTTTTATTGGGGTTAGGAGACTTGCGGGGTTTATTACAAGGCATACTAGCTTTATCTAATTTCTTTGCCATATTATTTTTTTCCTTTACCCCAATTTTTAGCACCAACTTTTCGACATTTAACTAAAGCACCGCTTGCATAAGCTGAAGGCCATTTAGTATATCTAGATTTTACTTTGTGATAACAAGCATCTTTTTTACTAGCCATAATATTATCCTTGGAATGCTGACATATCAACGCCAGCGTTTTGTAATACATTAGCAACACCTTGACCACCTGTTTGCTCTATGTCTTGCATTGCAGCAGCAGTACCAGCTTTAGCCAATGTTTGTTGTGTAAGTTGTTGCTGTTGCAACATTTGTTCTTGAGCTTGTCGTTGTTGCATCATTTGTTGTTGTTCTTCTTCAGAGATAACCCAATTTCTTGAATCAAACCCTAAGGAAGATATCAATGCTTTAGCATATTCAGACCACTTAAAGGAACTAAGAGCAGACTCAGGAAGGTTGCGAACCATTTCTCCCATTTGCATTAGTTTCTGTAAGTCTGTATCTCTAGATAAAGCTTGTAAACCAGTAACAACTTCGATGTTTAATGTACCGTCTTTGTTAAAGAATTGGTCGTACATTCTTTTATCTAAAGAACCATCTTCAATCATTAAGAAAACCGTTCTCTTAATAATGGGTTCAAGTAAATCCCTAGCTATGGCAGAGAACGCACCGCCAAGAATGGTTTCTAATTCTGAACCAATCATTCTAACAGCAGTAGCAGTAACCCTGTCTCCACTAGGGATAGCACTAGCAGACATTAGGAAAGCCTGACCAATCTCACGACGCATAACTTCCACTGCTGTTTGTGCTGCTGAAATTTGAGTGTTCATTGTTTGACTGGGGGACAACACGAACACATCTTCTCTTCTAGCAGGGACCCAAGAGCCATTAGATTGACTGGCTACGTCATCAATCTCCGTGATACCACTGGGATCTAGGCACATCCAGAATGCCGTAGAAGCAGCCATACCATCAAGCATTGCTTTGGTATATGAATCTAAAGACTGAAGATCACCAAGGGTATCTTCACAATGGGATCTACCATAGTTTTCACCTGCTACACCATACCATCTTAAGATAGACATGGGGGCAATTTCATAAACACCTTCAGCTAATAAATCACCATCTGCATTTTCTTTTCTATAATCCCAATTACCATCTTTGTTTAACATTAGTTGACAGAACTGTTTTTCATATCCTTGTTTTTCTACACCAAACATTTGATATGAAATAGCATCTTCATTTTGTAAAGCATATTCTATAAAAATAATTTCTTGAACAGAACCATCAACAGCTCGTTGAACTACATAATGATCTAGTCGTGTGGATCTAAACTTATAATCATCTTCTAAATGTATTAAAGAATCTCCAACAACAATCAATGATTGAATAGCTTGATATACAACTTCTCTTAGATTGGTAGATGACAATCTTCTATATACTTGGTAACATAAAGTTTCAAGGTATGCTTTTATTTCAACAGAAGGATCAACACCAGACTTAAGATTAAATTTAAAGAATGGTGTATCGTTTACAGGCATCATAGCAGACAACATTCTACTAGCTAAAGAAGTAACCCCCCGCGAACCAACTGAAGAAAAGGGTTGGGGCAGCATTTGTTCTTCGGTCCACCCCTCTGGAGGTAGTAGAGATGGAATGGTTAATGCAGCACAATACCTTGATCTAACAAGTTTAGAGTTTCGGTTTGAGTGTAATCTAGAAAATCTATCTGCTAAAGAATTTTTCATATTATGTACCTGGTGTACTCATACCTGTATATAGGGAAGAAAAGAAATCTAAGTTAGACACATTTGAACCAGCCATACCCTGTTGTTGACCAGCTTCAGCTTGCGCGTTTGCTTCTGCAATAGCTTCTTGTTCTGCTTGTGTTGCTGCTTGAATTTGTTTTTCTTCTTCTTGTTTAATTCTAGTACGCTCTGCTGCTTCTCTAGCTACTCGTCTAGCTTCCGCAGCTTCAGCATCAGTTCTTCGTTGAGCTTCTTGTTGTGCTTGGAATTCTCTTTCTTCCCTTAACAATTGTTGTTGTTCGGAAAATGTCATACCTCCCGAAATAGATGGACTACCACCCATAAGTACCTCCAGATTCTTTTTGTTTGTTACATATTGTTTTTAATTTACTTATCAATTCTATTTGACCAGCCCTAAAAGAACACTTGCGTGTCCATTGTTCCGAGGTTAATTCAGGATCATACTCAAGAGGTGGATACATCTTTTCCAACAGGTCTACCAACTTTGGGTCTATCCTGGGATATATTTCTTGTTTCATTTACTTGTTTATCCATTTGTGTTTTGATTGTATCTATATCTGTCTTAAGTGTTTCTAATTCTTCATATAAATTTTTTAAAATTAACCTAATGTCTGAAGAAGACAGCGTTGAAATATTTGTATTTAATCTTAGTTTAAAATTGTTTTGAAAGCTCATTGTATTGTCCTTGGTTTTGGAAGACCACTCATATAGTCTTGGATATTAAAGTTTTCTAAATCAATATTTTTATCTATAGGAGACATATATTGATTTCCTATATAGGAATCTTCTGCTTGTCCTCCAAAGGTAGTATAGGTGGATCTTATTTGTTGACCCAAAGCTTGCATCATCTGTTCTTCAGATAAAGCGGCTGATTGATATGACCCTAATTTTCTTTGGGATTGGCTGTATCTTGTAAACTCGTCGTTTATTTTTTTAGTTATATCTTTAAAAGTACTTTGCAATGCTTTTATCTCAGCTTCTACTGCCATTGCTGGGTTAGTTTTAAATAAAACTTTTTCATCATCGCTGGTTTCTACGGTTTCATTTGCTAGTAAACCACGCTGATAACCTCCCAAAGCGCTGTATTTATTTTGTAATTCTTCTGTAATTCCTGGCAAGAATTTATTAAAGTCATATCGTTTATTTAGTTCTTCTTCTTCAGTAGATTTGGCAAAGTTAAAGAAACTGGAGCCGCCTGTCAATGAAGTAGCTTTAGCACTTTCAAATAGTTTATTGGCAGCTTTTAGTTTGTTTGCATAATCATCTTCTGTTTCTTTTATAACTCGCTCCCCCATGTTAGTATAAGGGTTTCTTTCAAAAGCATAATAGTAGGGATTCCAATTAGCTGGTTTTTTAATACCAGCCATAGTCAGCAACTCTTCAGGAGTACGCGCATTAAATAAAAACTCATCAGCACTTCTTTCTCTTTCCTTAATTGTAAACCCAACAGACCCTAATTGTTGAGGTTTAAATGTATCATAAAGTTTTTTACCTACCACTGTTCTTGGCATAGGTCCTGATACAACAGGTGCTTGTAAGTTTTCAAGGTATCGGTTATACGCAGCCATTATTATATCCATCTGTTGTCTATTATCAGCTTCTCGTTGTGCGCGATCAGTTACGCGATCAGCGTTGTATAAAGCCATAGTAATACCTCTTAAATAATTTCACAACCCCCAGCCGTACAAGCCATAGAGTGTGAAGATGTTGTTGTATCATTTAACTCATAATCCTTTAACTTAGAAAAATCTACAAGAACTTTTGGAGACATGTTATAGGTACGAGCATCAATAGTTTCAAAGGGAGCTTGAGCATATGTATGGTCACACTTGGGTAAGAATGATATACCTGATATCTTATCAAAGTTTTTCCAAACCCAGTTACCAATCTCTAAGAACTCATCATCTGTATAAGACACAGTGATACTAGGCTTATGGTGACAATAGAATTGTTGATAGTCTAACCATAGCTGTAGGTGTTCCATTGCTCCTAGTGTTTCACTGGTTTGTGTACCTAGTTCTGCTCTTTGGGGAAATGTAAACACAGCTGTAGACTCAGGATTCATTACACAATCCTCTACCGTAACCCCTTGATCTCTCATCATAGCATACATTGGATCTTTCTTATCCAACCGTACACGTCTATAATAATACTCAGAGTATCTTGGGTGTAACCCAGACGCTGAGTTTGCTAAACAAGATGTAGTACCTTCTGGCTTGATACACGTGATTGATTTACTAGGAGCGATACCTAATTTATCAGACCAAACAAGATTAGTATATTCAGTAGTTTCTTTTAAAACTTCCAAAACATACTTGAGCTTTGGTCTACCTTCTTTACCAGACATAAGTTTGTTATCAAAGATGCCAGTCATACTGACACCCAACAATCTTTCTTCCTTACAATTCTTTTCCCAAGAGTTTCTTAAGTATGGGAAATGTGTAAACATACTTTGGATTGTACCTATAACAGTAGCTTGTTCAATCTTACGATTTAAAGTTTCTATATTATCATCAGCCCGAACAACAACTGTAGATAAATTACAGAATTGATTGGGTCGTAGAATAATTTCTGAACAAGGGTTTGTACCAAAGAAATATTCTTCTGTATCTCTGTGTGATGCTTTGGCAATATCAGTCATGGCTTGTCTGTTACAAATACCACGTTCGCCTGAGTGCGAGTTATAAAGATCAGACCACTCTTCCATGAACTGCCCCATAGAAGGTCGATCTTGATATACAGCAGAGTTATTTGCTAGTGATCTGTGTGATGCCGTTTCCCACCAAGCACCAGACTTACAGTTTGCCATCTCACGATCTGATAGATCAGACAGTGAAATCATAGCAGACCTACGAACACCACCCACAATAACAGACTGGGCAATCTTACAACAGATGTCATGACACTCTAGAGAACTGAGGTGGCGACCTCGTGCTTTGTAAAATGATTGTGTTACATATCTAAACACTTCTTCAAGGGGCTGTGGTCCACTTGCTCGACCACCAAATGTCTTCAGTCTTTCGCCTGCTTTGCGAACTTTAGAAGTATCCCACTTGGGATGAACTCCACTGTAAAGATTTGTGATTAATGATTCTAAAGAGTTACACCAACCTTCTCTTGAGTCTTCGACAACAATGGGTTTTTCCCAAACTTTTTCTATTGATGTTGGTACGAGAGGTAATTTATTTACACAACGCGATTCAACGCTATAGCCAACACCAGTGCCACACATTAAGATATACATTAGTTCACAGAATGCTTTGGGAGAATCAATCTCCATATAAGCACAGTTATATAAAGCTGTATTATCTTTTTCTAAAGCAACCCCAGCGGTCATAAGACCACGCATACTGGGTAGAACTTCTAGATTAAGAATGGCTGATTTAATATCAGGTCTTTCTAATAATTGGGGTGCTTTGTTTGTAAAGAAAGACCACCATCTTTCTACTGTTTCTTCCCATGTTTCACGGCGACCTAAATTTGGTAGCCATCTTGAGTAACGACTTAGTGCTATAAATTCTTGAAATGTATTCATATTAAACTCCAGTTGATCCAAACCCACCATTATTTCTATCTGTAGTATTAAGATTCGTAACTTCAACAAATCTAGCACATATGGTTGGAGTAAGAATTAACTGGGCTAATCTTGTACCTTTAGAAAATGATTTTATACCACCTGATATATTTGTTAACATAAGTTTAATTGTACCTCTGTAATCAGGATCTATAACACCGACACCATTACTTAAGACAATACCACTTAAGGCTACGCTGGATCTAATATAAACTAAACCAGCTGTGTTTATAGGTAACTCTAAAGAAACACCTGTATCAATCAGGGTTGGCATATTACATTGTAAAGTAAACTCGTTTAAGCAAGCTAGGTCAGCCCCTACGGACATTGCCGTTTGAAACATTGGTAGCTTTGCGTTTTGTTCTAATTTAACCTTAACAGCGTTATAGTTTTGGTGAACATAGGTTGCTGCTGAAACCTCAGTGGGGTTTGAAAAGGTGTTTGAACTGATATAATAACTATCTGTTGACATATATCTTATCCTTGGTTGTATTCTATAGCCCCAACTATTAGGCAGGGTTCCATAGAATTGGTTCTTTTGTATCTGAATTATACTCTCCATCCCGCAATATCCTAACACATTGTGCCATTTTTACACAATAATCAAGACTGTAGGGGTTTCCTTGTGCATCTTTAGCTTGCTCGTATGCACCCAAAACAGCGTCGGTCCAGTTGTGTGGTTGAACCGAGTCTAATAACTTCTGTGCTTTTATTGGACCACACTTCCAGATTCCAGGTATGTTATCAGTAGTATCCCCCGTAAGCCACTGCTTATGAAAGTTATACTCTGCCTGTCTAGCATCAACAAGAACTGGTTTATCTTCTTTATCTGGATTCCAATGCCATCCCCGTACAGATCTAAGATCTTTGTCTATGGTTACAGCCACAGCACGATAGCCTGATGCCATGATACCCATAACATCATCAGCTTCTAGTTGGGGAATATCTAACTTGTTACCAACTTTGGTAACCAACTCAACGGCTAAGGGTAAAGCTTCGGGAACCTTTCGGTTAACATCCCTGTGCCTTTTATACGGATCCCAAATCTTACGCCTAAAGTTATCAGACCTTGCACATGATACTGCTATGTGTACTGTAGTAATACCAGGGGGTACCCATGCTTTGACATCATGATCTACTCTGGTTTCAATATCTTCAATACCCTCAGACTCTGCCCAGAAAGCAATCCTGTACGCTAGTATATCGCCGTCTAATACAGCAACCTTAGGCATTGGTTCAAGATTCATCATCGTATTCCATCCTTGTCCTCTTACGTAAGTCCAGCCAATAAGCATGATCTTGTTCTGGTGTTGTCTCGTTATCGTTTACATCGTCTTCTAAATCTTCATCTTCTGGATCAACCATTAATATTCTCCTGTGATAAATTGTCGGTCTTTACACCCAAGTGTAAATGTTTTGTCACAATATATCTTCTAAATCTTCGTCATCTTCTTCCGCAAGTTTCTTGTGTGCTTTATCTAAAATTTGTTCTAGATCCCCTAATGTAAGAGCTATATCATATCTTGTTTTCATACAGCCTAAACAATCACACAAAACTTTATCATCACTTTTCATATAGTTTAACCAATCCTCAAAGTAATTAGTAGCTTTGGTTTTGAATTCCTTTTCTGTACCTTCGTTAAATAATCTATAGTGAAACATTTCTGTGTAATTCATATTACTAGATTCTATCTTATTAGCCATGTCTTCACTTTCATGGTTACGCCAAGGTGCATCATGTTCTGATACAACTCTTTTACCATGAGCTACAAATACTTGTAAGGCACCAATCTTTCTACCAAAGTTAACTTCATTTAAATATCTACAATCATCAACCAGTACACATTTTTCATGCCACTTTTTTGGGTTGGTTTCTAAGTTTTCAATGTCTTGTATTTTAATTTCATTAAGCCGCTCTTCAAATTTATTAACCCAAAAGTCAGGATTGTTCTTACGCATACCTGAACCAAGAACTTGACAAGCTAATCTATATTGTTCGGGATTAGCTTCTTTTGTTAGTCCAGTTTTTTCTACCTCTCTTTTTAATACATCAGCAAAAGGAACAATAACTGGAGAGTATCCTTTATTATACAAGTATTCTGTAAATAATTTAGCAAGGGTTGTTTTACCAACCCGTGCTTTACCGCCAAACATTATAACCATCATGCCAATATCTCCATAATTGTTTAGGTGAAAAGAACATTGGTACAGAAATATTATGCAAGAACATAAAATCTGAAACAAATGTAGCACATGTTGGGGGAATGCGCTTACTGTGGTGTAGGTTAAACCATCTCAGTATCTGGTACTTAATTAAATCCCAGTGTTTAGTTGGTTTGTATGAGCTTACAAAGTCCTGCCATTCAGGATCTAAATTAACTAGCCCAAATGAATAACTGTAATAGGGATCAACGCCAAGAAACTTCTTGTTTAGCCCCAACTTTAAGATGCGTGGACTGTCTCCATCTATGGTTAAGATAATGTACTTATTATTATCGTGTTCTATTTCTAAGTGTACATGGGTATGCCTAGTCATTTGCATTAAAGCAATTACAAGCTTACGCCAACCTTGTAGTTTATAGCTTGAGTAAAAACAAGCTTGTACTTTAACTTTCATAGAATATACATAAACCAAGATAGACAGCTAAAGAATGTTCTACTCTGGCTCCTTCAGAATTTTCCCAACCATGTAACATAACTAATCCATCTGATTTCATAATGGCATCTAAGTCACGCTTCATACAAGACTTAAGATGTTCCTTACTGTCTAATGAAACACTGTTGCCGTCAAAACCAGCTTGTTCATCCATTTCAGCGGGATTAAAAATTGTACAACCAGGTATTTTCTTAGCCCACTTTTTAGCTGCTGAATGAAAAGCTGGGAAATTATGCAACGCATAACCACGCATAGGACCAGCAATATATAAAGTAAGTGGCTTGTTTGTAGTGTAATCTAATAACATATATCTCCTTAATGAGTATCATTCCAATTCAAACCTATAGTATACTCGGCATCTATAGGAATATTAAGATTAAGTCTGACACCAGCTTTGTTAGCTGAGTCTTTAATTATTTGACCAACATCATCAGCTATATCTTTAGGTGCAGCATACTGTAGTTCATCATGTATATAAGCCATCTGAAATACTTTGCTACCATACTTGGCATTTAGTTGCTCATCTGCAATAACCATCCATAACTTTGATACAACAGCCCCCGCACCTTGTAACAGGGTATTTAATGCAGCATGTTCCTTGCGAACAGGAACTGATCTGCCGTCAGGTAAAGTAACACTGTTGGATTTTAAGAATTCATACCGAACTTGTTCTTGAACTTTAGTCAATGCAGGGATTTCTTTCTGAAACTTTTTACGAAGATTGTCAGCGTTTGCAGAAGAACATCCTAGAACTTTAGATAACTTTGTGTTACTAGCACCATATAGATAAGCATATATAAAGGACTTGGCTAAGTTTCTGTCAGCAAGACCAGCTGCTTCTTGGTTGTGGGAATGTATATCACCATTGATCAGTACTGTAGCGTAGTTACCGTTATCATACTTGGACATATAGTGTGCCAACATTCTCAATTCCAAACCCTTGAGATCAGAACCAACCTGAACATATCCATCTATATTTGGAAACCACAGGGAACGAACCCTAGGGTCACTAGAGACTTGGGCTACATTAGGTTGGCTGTGGGTACATCTACCAGTCGCTGCCCCCTGAGGGTTGATGCTACCGTGTATCCTGTGATCACGGGAAGCAAACGCTCTGAGATTCCAGTCTTCAACTTGACCAATAAGTTTTACAAGATCAAAGTATTTTACCAATGCTTTGGCTTCATCATACTTTAGTTTGCTTAGAACTTCTTCGTCAACTTTAGGATTACCCTTATCTGTAGTTGGTGCAACCCATCCGTACTTTTCTTCCAACCTCTCAGCAATCTGTACTCTAGAACCTGGGTTGAATACTTCGACCTTGTTCTTAAGTGCCTTACCTGTTTTCTTTGAGTACCTTACGTGTATCTTATCTGGAAAGATTTCACGCATGTTGTCTTCAATTTCTACTTTTTCTAGAATCAAAGACTCAAGTAGATTGTCACCCAATGTTAGATTGTAACCAAAACCATTCTCCACTTGTTTGAATAAGACATGAGAAACTTGGTGTTCAAATTTAACTAATGTTTTATTAGTGATGATAAAGGGTAATTGATACTCATATATCTGTTCACTAAGGAGAACATCATTTAGACAATACCTACCCATGTCATCTGAGTAGTGTGACCAATCTCCATTGTATTCTATTTTAGGAAACTTAAGAAACTTACCCCAGTTTTCCAAAGAGTTACCACCAAGCTTGTGATCGTTCCTGTCTGGAAACATTAAGCGAGATACAACTAATGTATCTACAACAAGTCTTGGCATCGTTAAACCCAATAAGCGAACTAGCACTGGTAAATCATAACCATAAATGTTATGACCCACAAGTACATCAAACTTACTGAGGTATAAAACTAAATCCTTTAGTTGACTTTCGGTCCACAACCTAGGTTTAGAATCCTTGTAATCCTTTGTTGCTACGCACCATATTTTAGTGCATTCTTTTTTAGCAATTCCTTTCTTTTCTATATTGACTTCTGATAAAGCATTACCTTCGATATCTAGTATACAAGTTTTCATATATTTGTATTAACTGGTTCAAATGCGACCTCTCCATCATCAGCTATAGCAAAGTTAACTTCTTCCAACCGACCAGTTTTGTGGTTGTAGTACAAAGCAGTAGCAATACCAGACCTACCTGTTAGCCTGTTCTTTAGAACTCTAACTAAGGTAGTATTAGCTGTCCGTTCATCTGGGTTTTGTCTATCTCTTTCAAGACCAACAACTGTGTTTGGTACTGAGGATAATGCACCAGATCCGCGAAGATCTTGTAGTGTAACTCTGTGACCTTCTTCATATGCCTTATCTGTTTTCTTTAGTTGTGATACTATATCAATATGAACACCTGTTCTAACTGCAATAGATCTCAACTCTTTCATAAGGGTATCTATAATGATACGCTCAGAACCACCACCCTCAACATCTTTATCTCCAACACCCATTAGACCAGCAGCTGCTGCTGTTATGTGGTCTAGTACAATAACATCTACCTTCAGAGATGTAGCCATAAACTCCATTCTAGCTAATAGATTTGCCATTGCATTGTTACCTAGGTGGTCATAGATAAACAGATTAGTTTGACACAGTTTGTGTCTGGCTGCTTGGTACTCATCATCACTAAGATCATCAAAGATAGAGACACTGATTTTTGATCGTCCCATCTTAACTTGTAAAGCATTCATCATACGTGAAGCTCTAATGGCTCGTACTGGTTTGTTTAACAATAGTGATATAAGATCATCCATTGTTTCTTGAGGGGATTCTTCAAGCATAATACAACCAACACTACGACCATCCACAAGATGATTAATAATTAACTCTCTTAGAATAGTTGACTTACCTGAGCCAGTACCACTAGCCCATAAGGTAATCTCACCACTACGCTGACCAATAAGAAACTCACTTAGTTTGTCATATGGAAATGGATACACCCGAACATCTTCAATATTTTGGGTGTCATTTGCTATCTTTGATACATGTAAAATTTCATCTGGTGAATATGCTTGGGCTTCCCACAAGGCATTCACAAGAGATTTAGACTGAGAGTTTATAAGACACTCATTAGCATCCTTGTATGGAAGCTTTGCAATCTTACACTTACCAGCTGGTAGAATATCAGCAACTTCTTTAGCAGCATTTTGTCCTGCGTCATCCATATCAAAGCACAGAATAACTTCTGCATAGCTGTTAACAAACTCTAGATTTTCTTTGATAGACTTTAGTGCTGATGCAGCACCATTAGGAACAGACACAACAGCCCAAGTACCACCTAAGACTTGGTTGACTGTAAGACAATCAATCTCACCTTCGGTAATAATCAACCGTTTGCCACCAGTAGTTTTCCATAGATGTTGACCAAACAATTCAACATTCTTAGCTGAACCTTTCCAAGCAAATTGCTTATCAGGTCCACGCAAGTGTTGACCTACCAGTGTTCCATCTTTGTAATAGTTTGCAATTTGTACCATCTTACCATTGATCTTAGCGACTTGGTAGTTGTACAATCTACACACCTTCTCGTTTATTTGACGATCAGATAACTCTTGACTAAAGTCAAAAGAACCCTGTATTGGAACAAAGTCTTTTACAACAACTTGTTCTTCTGTTTTCACATACTCTCCTTTGTAATAACCACAACTAAAACAATAGACATGATCTGAATAGACAGCCAAGTTATCATTTGAGTTGTCACGACCTTCTTGCTTACACTTAGGGCAAGCTTCTTTTGTAATATACACCGATTCAGACATATACCTCCTAATAAAGTAGGGGCATGGGTTGTTACACCCACACCCCATACTTCAGCCTCAACAGTTTACTTGTAATATAAAGTAACCCTCAGAATTTTTTTCTGCCCATTGTTTGGTAACATACAGAGAGATAATTTGTGTATCATCTTCCCATAGTTTACCATTCATGGTGTCTAAGATAGCTTTGGCAAAGTTATCAATATCTGGGCGTGGGTATTCCTTATCTGTTTTCTTAGGTCTTTTAACATGCAACTCTATAGATACAGCTAAGGTATTGGTGAGAGGTTTAAACCCACTTCCAATGGTATTCCACACCTTTTCAGCAGCTTCTTCACGGAACTTTTTGTAAGATCCTACATAAAAAGCACCCCACCTACTAACCCTGGGTCTAGAAGCAGCCACAGGATTGATATTGAATTGCCAACTTAAGGTCTTAGAAGGGGAGGTCACTGTCTTCCTGATCCTCTGGTTCTGTTACATCGCGTGTTGGTACACCCGAACGAACAAAACCACCCTCAACAGGAGTGAAACTGTTGTCCTTAGTAACAGAGTTCTTCTCAATAACCTGAATACCATTCAGATAGATTGATAAAGAATTATCTCTAGTTAGAACCATCGGTGCCAACTTGAGACGAACTTTGTCACCACCAAACGGAACTGTGTCCGTAGCTTGTCCCAAAGAATCGACACAAGGGAACATGCCAGCATCCACATGAACCTTAGATTTTGCTTTAAATGTTGTAACACCGTCTGCCTCCCGTAACCCATTTAGTTTCTTTGCTCCACTGTTCTTAAGAACAGTATCCAAAACTTTCTTAAACTCAGTATCAACAACAACAGTAATGTTGTGGTTAGCACTGCCTTCTCCGAAAGCAACATCTGGCTTCAGTAGATTACTCCACTTGGTTTCCAATGTTGGTGTGATAAATTGAGGAATTCTTTTAGTCTTCTTGTTTGTTGTTGCCATTAGTAGAACTTTCTTCTGTATTGTTAGTTTGCGAGATGCGCTTGATAGATGCAACTTGTGCATTGATATCAACCACAATTGAACTTAGAACAGCAGCCATGTTTAAAAGATACTGGCATACACTGTCGCTACGAATAGCAGGAACATTTCCTGTAGTAGCTTCTTCAGTTTGAGTTTCCGTAACTGTCATTTAATATCCTCCTTTCTTTGTCATCATAGCTTTGCGAACTGGTTTCTTTGACTTAACCGTTTTCTTAACTGGCTTCTTTGACTTCATTAGTCATCCTTGTAGTTGGTTCTGTTTGCTGTAGTCTATACGATTAGACTGACAACGAGCAAACAAGAACATCTTCTTTAGCCCCAACTTTAATGCAGCGTTTCCATACTGATAATCATGCGTTTTGGTATCTTATTTATTTGAGCAGTTTCACTAGGTCCTATAGTATTAGTAACAGCTACTTGCTCATTATCAGAAAATAAAACAAAACCAATTGTTATCATATGCGGCAAGGGTTCTCTAGCAGCAGTTCTAGATTCATCTTTTTCAAGCCACTCAGCACCACCTACTGTATAGGCATCTACCCACAGTATCTTAACTATCTTTGGTATTTTGTATGACAATACCACATCTTTAAGAAAAGTTTCTTTCTTAGTTATTTCTTTGACTAAGGGTACTTTCTTTATTAAGGGTTGTGCTTTGTTCTTTTTCATTTAGTTTTTCCTCTAGTTTTTTAACAACAGAAACTGCGTCCATTAAAAGAACGAAGGGTGTAGCACCATTGTTATAGTAAGCTAAATCCTTTAGTTCGTCAATGTATATACTCATAGATCCATTACCTCTAGATAGGGAAACTTACCATCAATAACAACACCACAAGAAACCACAGGCTTCTTAAGATGGTATTTACCATAGGAGAAACCAATGTGGTTGTGGTCAATACCTGAACCAACATCCATCCCAAAGTATCTTGTATTAGGACCAACCAACCAATTAATACCAGCGATACTGTGGTGGTGACCCATGACACAAGACATAGCACGTGCTTTTACCTGATTAAAACTAGGATACAAACCAGAACTACCAGTGCCGTGAGTGTAATACACCCCGTCAATAATAAAACTGTAATTCCAAGTCCAAGTTTTTGTTTTGTAAACTTCATTGTATTCCTTTAGATAAAGAGAAGGAATTCCTAAGTCTGCACATAATCTTACGACTCTTTCATCGTGGTTGCCAATACAAACAGACATTCGGGGAAATTGTTTATACCATTTTTCAATATCTTTGATTGCTTTGTTGTACTCTCCAAGCGCACTATCAGATTCTGGATGCTTCTTGTGAAACGATACTGTATGGTGATCAACTAAGTCACCTATGTGTACAACTCTATTACATTTGTATTTTCTGTAAATACTTTTAACAAAGTCAAAGTACTTTGAATGACACGCAGGAAAATGTGTGTCTCCAACAACTAAAACATTACTCATTTATTTCATCCTTTTCTAAAAATATATGAACGTGATAATTTTTTGGATCTCCCATATCTTTTACAGTAAACATCTTGTTTAGATTTGAAATTACTATGTTACTTAATTTTGATGAGGGAACTACAATTTGCATAATCTTTTTCTTTGCTTTGGTTTTACTTAGTTCATAGAATCTTTCCATTACTGCTTCCATATCTCCTTCTGATCTAACCATATATACTTTTTTGTTATTCATTGGAATAAATACTCCGCATTAAGTGTTTCTGTTATATCATACTGACCCTGAGATGGCAGTTCAGGTAGTGGTACATTAAGAATTTTCTCTAATTGAATCTTAAGGTTCTCAAGTAAAGGTTGTTTGTGCATAAGACAGAACTCTTCCTTTGTATACTCTCGCATCATAGGAACACAGGGAGCATGACATCCATAACTATCATGAACCATACTAAGAGAGTCTATGCCTGATAACAACATCCTTCTAATTGTACACCACATATGACTAGCGTCTAATGAGTGAATATAATTGGGGGAAATAGCAAGATTAACTTGCTTAGGATCTATAGTATTCTTATCGGGATATCCAAAGTATAGCTCCTTCATGTTAAACAACTTGGTTACCGATCTTCTTGTAACAAGCTCGTAATACTGGTGAACAACATTAAAACCACATGGTGTTGTCCACTCTAGGTTTTTATTTAGTTCACTAGCAATATCTGATACCGCTTTTAACCACACTTTACCCTTGTTGGGTTCTACCAAGGTTCCTTTCAGAGCCTTGTCTATAAAGGTAGCCAGTTCCATAACAGCACCAGCAATCTTATCTTTAGATACCCAATCAAGATGTCCTTCAGATCTACAATATCTACGGATACCAAACAAGGTAACACCATAGGGATCAGTCATAACCGCTCTCTTAACTACACTACGGTTAATGTTGTTATCCCAGTGGTCCAAGAATTGTTTAGCCCAAAGACCAGACTTAGTATCATTATCTTTATCTTGTTGCATTAAATCTGTAATTAAGTTTGCTACATATTGATACAAGTCTTGAGGTTTGTCTGCTTTGACTAGGTTAACCATATTAGCTAACTCTTCAGTCTTCATTAGTGCTGCCCAATGTTGGACACCATTACAACTACCATCCATTTGTACAGGTAGTTGAGTAAGACCGTCTGTCCTACACAGTTCAAATATTGCAGCCAACCTTTGGAACGAAGGATTCTTTTTCTTTTTATCAGACATCCATAGACCAAGGGTTGCATAAGGATCTTTGTTTATTTCCTTAAACATACCCATGTTATCGTCGATCCACTTGACACGATCAGAGAAACTTTCCTTGTCTTTATCAAACAGATTAGCAAGGTGTACCTTGAGCCAATACAACCCACTCGGTGTTTGTTTCTCTGTGTTTGCAAAGTGAATTAAGCCGCGATCAAAGTCAGAACTTTGGGGACTGAGTAGATCACATGCTGCATTGGCTCTGCCCCTAAAGTCACAAGTGTACAACTGATAGAAGAACTTATACTTAATCATATCCTTGGCAAGCTTCAGTCTTACCAACATACGACCTCTTGCTCTCTCTTCTTTGTACCAGTTGCTATAGGCTTCTTGCTTATGGGCACACCATTTAGCCCGATCTTCTTTAGCCCCATCTTTCGGGTAGGGTTCTGGGTAGTCGAATGCGGAAAACTCATAGGCTGGTAGGTTGCAAGCTCTAGTGTTGTTTCTAAACAGATTATTCATTACTGTGTAGACTTGTTCGTTTATGCTCCACTCAGTATGCATCATTCCATTCAGACCCTCTACCACCATTTCACTTGGAGTAGAACCATGTTGAACTACAGTTTCATCCCACATTACATCCTTGAACCTTTGCACTACAGGTTTTCGCACATAAGGTAATAGGTTTCCACCCGAAGATGTTGTAGTGTGTGGTACTGGCGGAACCAACATAGGTCTATACAATAGAGCAGCATAAGAGATAACATCTGTATGTCTTTTGTGCAGCTCTTGTAGAATTTCATTGGTAAACGATACCACAACTCTATCACACCACCGTTTACCAGTGTTCTTTCTTATGTTAAATATGTTTATAACATTAGACTTTTCTACAATCCTGAGCATGTGGTGTCCAAAGTCTTCTCTGTTCTTTCGTGAGAACGAAGACTTGTTAAGACCGCCCATCTTAGCAACAAATGCTTTACATCTTTTAGGTGACCAGTTTTTCTGGTAGTGAGATTGTTTAAGCCAGTCTTCTCTAAAGAAACTTTTGGTTTGTTGATATCCAATAATATCAATAACCATTTCACTGATAGCGTGCGCTATGTGTTGGGCTGTTGGCAAACTAATATTGTGTTCATTAGTTTTCCTGTCCCACAGACTAGCATTAAACCATTCTATGATAAGACATCTAACAGTTATGTCTGCCATCTTACCAGCACCAACACCAAACAAAGGCAATACCCAGCTTGGTGTCTTTGTATTCTTGGCTGAGTAGTCTATCCATTCTTGGAATAAAGGTGTCAAGTTTATAACACATGTATCCAACAAGGATTGTTCTGGCTTACCCTCATCGGGAGCCACATCATACTCTTGCCAATACTTACGCTCCGAAAGAATGATCATATCTTCTTCAGCAATAGCCTGAAGATTCATTCTTTTCTCTTGATCTTCTTTAGATAATCTTGTCCATTGTTTCATACAATCCTTTCTAAAGTTTTTTCTAGGGCTTCCCAAGATACAGGAAACACTTTCTCACAACAGCTCTTAATCATTTCAGCAATATCTTGGGTTTCTTTTTGAGAACTAGGGTCGCTTCGTAAAGAATATACACGGAAGAATGCATACAAAGAACCAGTCCATATCCATTCTGTATACATAGCTTGGGGTAACACAGCTCTTGCCTGTTCAGGGCATACCCCAGCCTTCAGTAAATCCTCATAACACTTTACGCTAGATCTCAGACTTAGTTCCATGGTATTTAAAACTGTGTCGTGATTATCAATAGCTTGATTAAGACTGCCTTGCTTTTTATTTAAGGCTTGTCGTCTTAATGTTTCTGGTAGCCACACATCTGGCACATAATCCACATAACGCCTTGATACTTCATTCCAAGACAAACCAACCTGATGTTTGGCTAACTGCCTTGCTACAAAAATGGGTGCTGATATCCTTAATTGTACACTGGTGTGTGCAAAGGGTGACCAATGACCATGCTTGGCAAGATAGTTTATTAAAGATTTATTTTCTTCTTCGGTATACAAACTAGCATTTTTATTGAATGAGACACGGGCTGCATTACATACAGACAAATCATTTCCCATGTAGTTACACAATGAAACTTGCACATCATTGCACAACATTAAGTAGACAATCCTGATTTATTCTCAAGCAGTGTTGCAAGAAGATCCGAGGCTAGTTTCTTATAATCAATACGGCTTACAATTTCTTCAGCTATTTCATCCGTGTTCAGATAAGAAGCAACATCACAAACATCTACACAATCAGCAACTTCATCTGTACGCATATTTTCAGCAACATCTGCGGCATTAATATTCAGATTAGATGTTAAATTTTCATAATCAAGATGATCAGCAAGATCATCTAAATTAATACGATCTGCAATAGATTTAACAATATTATTAAAAGTTTCAGGACAAAGTTTAATTTCAAGATTATTCATTGTAATTCCTTAGATCATTTGCAACGCCATCTGAGCAACCTTGACAGACTCATCTTGTGATGAACCTAACAGGTTATTATAAGCACGATTCTCCCAACCAACCTTACGACCCTTGGCTGATACATTGTGTTGGAGATACTTGGTAACTGAGTTCACAGCCATCCATGCACTTGGGGGTGCAGATAGGTTGTGTCTCTCTTCATCAAAGTTCTCTGACCACTTGGAAACCTTAACTGTAGCATCAGTATAAATTCTGAAATCATCTTCAGTTACTGGGTTGGGGTTTACTGGAGCAAACAGTTGCTCGTAAACCTTAAGATAAAAGTCTCTGATGTTTTGTTGTGTCCATTCTTTAGTAGACAAAGCCTGAACACTTTCTTCAAACATCTTACCAGTCTGAGCAAACATTCGCAATGCTTCTCTCATTGCTTCTTTCTTCTCTTCGATGTTTCCTGTATGGGTAAATCGAATCATGTTCTTCTTAGCAGTACTGAGAGCCATCCTAAGTGTGTTTGCACAAACAATACGAACACTGGTTGGTAATCCACTAAGAGCTAAAGTACCATCGTGTGATGATAACAAAGCAAGATACTCAGTAATAGAATCATTAGTAGAATTACTTGGAGCAAAGGTATTGCCTTGAACAAGACAGATAATCTTCTTCCCGCCCTGTAAAGATAGGGCAGACTCAACCTTTACATCATTACCTAGTGAATATGCTAGATCAAACACTTCATGGTTTTGCACAACCTGATATTCAGGTGACTGAACAGAAAGAATTGTGTTAGTGTCGTCACGAACTATTGCACAAAACTTATCTGAATAACTGTCTTCCCAAGTTTCATCATTACCAATCTTTGCAAAGATTCCAGAAGACTTGGTTACAGTCCAATCCAAGCCAGATAACTTAAGTGCTTCTGCTGGACTAGGTGCATTCTCCACCACATAACCTAAACCATGCCATGCTTTTTCTTTTGTAAACATAGCACCGTCTGTCGTGGTAATTTCATGAGCCATAATTTTCTCCTAAAAGAAAACCAAACTATCGAACAACAATACCACAATGGTATTGTAATAAGCTGGGTGGGAGTCGAACCCACACTTTACAGATTTTAAATCTGTTGTCTCTGCCTTTGGACTACCAGCTCTATGAGGTTTATCTCATATGTACTTATACGTTATCACACCGCTCTATAACAACTTTACCTTTAAAATTCGATGCGATATATTTAGTAATCTCTCGTGCTTGTTTAGGTGAACAAAAGAACGAAACATCAAAACGTCCACTATTTAAACACATACCAGAACCTGAATACAACGTTGGAAATACATCCTCTAGTCTATGACTTACAGTGATATAATCACCCGTGTTAAAATAAAACCAATAGTTATACTTCTTTTCTGTTTTAGTTTTCTTCTTCATTAGAATCTTCCCAAGGTAAACCCATTTCAATAATATGTGATCCAATAATATTTTCTTTTGACTCTACCCATTTCATAAATGATTTAATATCTGGGATTTTTGTATTAATATTAGCACACTCAATCCAATCAATCCAATAGTTTAACGTTGTCAAAGGAAACAAATAAGGCATTGCTGATTCATTGCTGTTAATTTCATGTCTTAGTTCATACACAGTCATCGGTAATATCCCATTCTTTGTTATTGCATAAAAATTTTACGATAGATTTGAAGATAGCAACAGTTTCTCTACAGTCCTTTAGTTTTTCTTGTAGGTTTTTTATTTCAATGGCTGCTT